GTATTTGTAATACTTGCTGTATTGAGAAGGACGACTTGTGGAACGGAGAGTCGGGTTGAATGCATTTCTAAAAGCCTCATCAGATTCCGAAGCCGCATCCAGAAAGGAATAGTAAGGATCGTTCACTTTTTTTGACAACTTATTCAGTTTGTCGAAGGCACTATCAATAGCCTTGAAATCCTCTTTGCTCAAATCATCGAAATCAAAGTCTTGAAAACTGTCGGTAATCGAAAGATACCCATCTTTGTATTGCTTCACTGCGTCATCAAAGACCACTTTTGCGTCTTCAGTCGCTTTATCTGCGGCCTCAACACTTGACTTTCCAGTCTTGTATGTGGCCAAGTCCTCTTTGTTCTTGGTGTTGACCTTTTTCTGCTTGTTGCGACCGTAGGCCTCATAAATTGCATTGTCCAAACTTTCAATCAAGCGACGCATACTCATTCTGTCCTCCAAAAGGTGAAACGCTCGCACAAAGTAACCTATTTCGTTACTCCATGCAAGCGTTACGCAGGCGCAATCGATTGCGTTTAGGCAGAGAAGTCGCGGCGAATAAGCGCGTAACGAGGCTGCGTAGATGCCTGCACCACAGTCAGCGTGTCGCCCGAAGCAATCTTCTTGAACTTGAAGTCAACCGTGGTGCCGCTCACATCCGAGAACCACCAACGAATCACAGCCGTACCCGTAGTCGCCGTGCTGCCGTTAGCCGCAATGAAGAAGTCGGCAGTCGCCCCCGTCGAAAGAACAGCCTGCACATAGAAGCCCGCGCTAGCAGCGGTCGCACCCGTAAAGGTGAAGCCAAAGTTGATGTCGGCGCAGTAGGTCGTCGTCGTGCTGCTGTCGCTCTCAACCGTGTTGGGGATCGTGAACGGCGCAGCGAGAAGGCTCACATACGAAACCGTACCCGTCAGAGTTCCCGCGCCGCTAAAGGCAACCGACACAGGCTTGTCGAGATACCAAGTCGCAGCCGACTGCTGCGCAACAAAACCCTGCGGAGTGGTATAAAGAATCGTGCTACCTGCCGCAGGCGCGGGAACAGGGTCAGCAATCGAAGTGCCGACGCGATCGGTAACCTGAAGAAGAGCATTAGTGATGTCGTATGCCATGATAAACCTCTAGTAAGAGAGAGTGGTTGAAGTTCATGGTATCATGATTTTACTTGGGCGCAACATCTTTTTTGCACCACAATTGCTTTTTCACAAATCAATTCGCGTTTTCACAAATAGTTGTGTTCCTTTCTCGATCCAGAGCAGGAGAAAGGTTTTTTAGCGCACGAACCATTTGATCGATGATTGGAGACTCGTCAAGTCCGTTTTTGCGATCAAAAGATCTTTACGAGTTGATTTTGACGAGCGGCGCAATCAATTGCGCACACATTCTTCCGTAATCAATGTCGCTCTGGAAATGCAGACCCAACTGCATCCGCGACAAGCCGATCTTTTCTGCGATCTCGCGCAACCCATCAAGGTGCTGTGGATGCAACGCGCCGATGACCTCTGCAATGAGCGTCGCCTGAAGCATATGACCGCTTGGATACGATGGCGTGTTTGCAGATTTGGAATCAAAAACATCCAGATCAACACCATACATATATGCCAACTCTCGCGGCCTCGATCGGTTGTATTTGAACTTCAACGCAAGCATCAATGGTACAGTCTCGCTGACGAGCAATCCCACCACCGAGATATCAATCGGCAGTCCCTGATCGGCAAGGTAGGATCGAAAGGGCGCAGCCAAGTCTCCATCGACAACCTTGGCGAACCGAGCCTCATCTCTAGAAGGACGAAGTGACGCAAGATACGCCAGTTCTTGTCGGACAGCCTCACTCTCGTTTGATGGATATGGTACATCAACGATCTCCGAAACAGATACAGGAATCACCTTTGATTTTACCAACATCGCCTGACGCTGATCAGGCAGTGGCACCGCCATGCCAATCCCAGATAAAAACCGAATGGCATCGACCGTGTTCACGACTTCGGGCCTTTCGGATCATACTTCAAGAGAACCCGATAAACATTGCTCTGCTCGTTTGCCTTCTTCAAATCCGCAGCCTCGATCTCAACCTCGTACTTGCGCAGCAGGTTCCGAAGATCGTCTAGATCAAGCGTGATCGAAATCGTGACATCGTTCGCGCTGAAAATGTTGGCGATCGCCTTGCCCTTTCCGCGCAGGGGTTTTGCTCGATTGGCGCGATCAAGAACCGCCTCGGTGACAGCACCTTCACGGTCTGCCTTTCGCAAAATCTTGCGCGTCCACTCAACCGCAGGATCGCCGCCCCAAAGCAGCCACGCCACATAGCCTGCACTTGGCTTTGCGTCGTTGCCAAACCCATCGGCCTTCTTGTCGACCTCATGACGAGCAAAATATGCCGCCATGCGTTTTACCGCCGATAGCGTAATGGTGCCACCGTCCGAGAGTTGAACGGCGCGAGCAACACCGATATCTGTGCCGCCCAACGACTCGCTAGAACCGATCTCGCCAGATGCCTTCAACGCCTCCCGACGACGACGCAGATCGAGCCCCTTCTTGGCCGCGTCTGCAACGGTTTTAGGCAGGGTAAGGTCGAGACCCGATGAAGCACCCGCATCTGGCTCTGCCTCGGCTGATTTGGCCCCTGACGGCGTCCTATCAAGAGGCTTCAGGCCGCGCTTGATGAGCGATTTTGTGGAGGCCTCGCGAGTAGGAGAAGGCGCATCGCCCTCCTCCTGCAAAGGCTCGGAAACATCGTCATCCAAGTCCTGCTCAAGCAACCCGATCAACCTAGAGATATCCACCGACATTTCGACCTCACTCGTTAGACGAAAAGATCATAGCCGATCACGCGATAAGGCGCAAACCTCAACCGCATGGCCGCAAGGCAGAAACCCTATTTCTTCTTGTTCAGCGTGTCGAGAAGCGAGGCAAGGCTGCTGCCAAGTTGCTTGGTACTGATCGTCGCCAACTCAACCTCTGCAGCCTGTAGCAACCGCTTGGCATCCCGCACCTGACGGTAAACATCGCGCAGCGGATCTTTCAAATCTTTGGATGCGGCACTTCCTGCATCCGCGATATCCGCAAGCGTCTCGTCCAAGCGTTTGATGTCCGACTGAACCAAAAGACGGAGGCCAGAAACCGCATAACTGTTCTTTTCTTTATCGAACGGTCTCATGCTAACTCGATGCCCAACCGAAGAAAAGATACTCGCCGTTCCGCAAATCAATCGCCCCTGACGGCCCCCATTTGTCGTCAATCCGACGATCCTCTTTGTCGATCAGCGATCGAGCAAATTCTTTCGCGTAAGACAGCGGGATTTGATCGTAATTTGTCGGAAGGTTGATAAGCACAAACTTGCTCTTTTCGGCAATCGTACCCGTGTAACCATCATCGCCATACCGCCTTCTGGCGTCCGCGACCGCATTCCTAAAGGCGACCTCTGGCGTTGCCCCGCGAGCGGTTACCATAAAGGTCTGCCCGCCCTCGGTAAGCATCCGCTCCGTCTGCTCAATTAGTTTCCGCATGGTCGCCTCCCGCGCAATCGATTGCGTTACTTGCCGTAGTAGGGCGCGTGGCCGAACCGAGGCCACAACACTCGGAACGAATTCACATCCTCAAGGTCGCCCTGCAGCGCGGCAATCGCATCCTTGATCGCGGCATCGAAATTCTGCTTCTGACCCTGCGCAAAGACCTCAAGGTCAGCGTACCTTGACATAGGGTTCTGGCCGAGTTGATTCATGTCGAAGGTCATTCCGTCCTTATCGTAGTAAATCGTAATGACCGCGCTCATGCCATTGGGCGCGACCAACTTGATGTCGGTCTGCATTCCGTCTCGGCGCGAAACGAGAATCTCCTCGCTCCATCGCTCGACCTTCAGCCGACCTTTGGCGATCCGATCAACGATCGTATCCGCGAAAAACTTCATTTTGTCGTCGTAGCCCGTAACGCCGCCCACCCGATTGATCGTAGCAGCCTCGATCTCGTCGTCCGTGTGGAAAGTGATCTCGCCAAGAGCAGTGCGATACTTGATGTCGCCATCCGCATCCCATTCTGGAAGTTCGCCTGCGCTCTGCGCCTCATTCAGCCGTCGAAAAAACTCACTCATTTTTGCCTCCTCTGGTTTGTTCAGGCAACGGCGACATTACACCCGCAAGATCGTTTGTCAAACATTTATCTGCGGCGCGGGCGTGGCTCTTCGTCCGTGGCATCGCCCTGATCGTCCTCAATTTGCTTCACGCGATCTTCAATGTCGGTCGTCCGACGATCAAGCAGGTCGATTTCACGACGATACATGGTGCTAATGCGCTCCTGATCTTCAATCCGACGAAGCGCATCGTCTAACTGCTTTCCAATCGCCCGAACATCGTCGCGCAGGCTGTTGTTGGTCACAAGCCCTGCACCATTGCCGCCCATGATCAGGACGACGATTAGGTACAGAAGCGGATTCTGTTTTGCCCAGAAGTTCATGTTATCGTCTGCCTTTTGTTCTTGGTTTTTCAGATCTTCTTCACTCATATTGCAATACCAAGAGCAGGAACAGCGTTAAGGTCGGTCAACTGCAGCGGGTCAAGCGAGAATTCAGTGAAATATGAAGGTTGGATATCCAGTTCTGCAATCGAAACATCACCAGAAGATGCATCCAAGTCCGAACCCGCTTTGTATCGAATAGGAATGCAATCCCATAAATAATATCCCTTCCCGAAAGCGCGAAGGGTCTCAAGGTTTCCAAGACCTACATTCTGCGCGATGCCAGTCTTCAATGGTGCGCCACCTTGATCAACGCCAACATTGCTGAAGTGCAGAAGCAGGAAATTGCGCTGCACGCGATCCTCGCCACGCATCGAACGGTACATCCAACGGTAAAAAGACGAATCGTATGATGTCACGCCGCGAAGCAGCGTCAACGAATTGTAGGTGTAAGTTCGGTTGTAATTTACACGATAAGGAGAACACATTTGCGAGACAGATTCCGTCTCACCTGTGATCTCTGGCATGGTTACAGATTGAAACCCACTGGTCAGCGAGCCTGCAACAAAATATGGCGCACGACTGCTGACCGAAATCTCGACCAACCAGAAATGGTGATTCTGCAGAAAATCTGTGAATTCTGACCGCGCCACGAACGATTACTGAGGCGTGGGCGTTTGAGTCGAGAAGTTGTTGGTGCCAACAAGAGCAGCAGGCGCAGTATTGGAAATCGTGAAATATTCCATCGCGACCGTCAATTCTGCCATCGCCACCTCGCCAGAAGTCGCATCAAGATCGCCTGCAGGCTTCACCTGCGTGGGCAAGCACTCGTAGCACTTGTAGATACGAGACGCAGTTGTGGGAACAGTACTGTTCTGGGCAGGGCTCTGGGGCGTGGCAAGATCGCTGCGGGTATACTGCAAGATATTGAGATCAACGCGATACTGACCGCCAGAATAGGTGTTCACGGCCCAATCGTAAAACTTTGTATCCTGCACGATAACGCCACGAATCAGCGTGATGTCCGCGATGGTCGGAGGCCCCGGAAACTTGCGGGTGTATTTGTAGGTGCCTTCACGATACTCGGTCGCTTCGATCGAGATATCAGGAATCGACACAGACTGGAATCCAGCCTCGCCGCCCGTACCCGTACCCGCTTGATTGAATTTCAACGGATTGTAGCCACTTGATGATGTAGTGACATGGAAACGGAAATTTTGGAGGAAATCAGTAGTTTCTGCGCGTGCCATGCATTACCTCAATTCGTGCTAAACATTTGAAGAGTTCGATAACCCCAACCGCCGCCAACCATATAGGTCAAGCGAGCGTCTGAAGAAAGATTGCCTGTCGTCGTAAACTTTAGATAGTGATTTGGCGGAATAAAAATGGGGCGCGTCGGCATCCAAACAAACTGCTCTGCAGTCGAAAAGAAACCGCTCACAATGCCTGTCGAATAGGTCAAAATGTTGTACGAAAACGAAACAGGCGTTCCAACAGGATAAGAGTCGCTTACCAAATCGATCGACCAATCCGTGGTTCCTGCACCATTAAACATAACGGTGGAAAGATAGGTTCCAACAGCATCAGGAGCGCGGTAAAGACCGCCATCCGTGGATTGTGAATAGAAGTTTACCCGTCCACCATAATAGGGGTCGCCCAAGTTCGGCGGCAAAGGCCCAGAAAGTGCGCCATCAGGAGCAACGCCTGTAAAGGTGCCGCCGCCGACAACCTCTTGAATGATGATTTCAGGAATAAAAGACATTCAATATTACTCCAATGCCTTCTGCTGAAAGCGGAATACGATGAATTCTGCAGGGCGCGTGGGCGCAACGCCAATGTCGCAGGTCAAGATTCCCTGCGCAACCCTCTCAGGCGGGTTGTTCGTGCTATCGCAAACCACGAAGAAGGCCTGAGCAGGAGTGTTTCCGCTAAAATATCCAGCGTTGTAAAGATTGAGAAGGAAAGCCTCAACCGTAACGCGAACCCGCGCCTGAAGTGCCGCACCATTGTTCTCAAACACGAACTGCTGCGTGCTGTTGAAAATGCTCTTTTCAAGATAGATGAACAACCGACGCATCTGGATGTACGGGAACTCGCCGTTGACCTGAAGCGTCCGCGCTCCCCATACCACGCGACCAGTGTACGGGAAATCAACCAGATTGTTGACGCAAGCCTGATTCGTCACGCCTGCCTGCTCTGGCGTCATCTTGAACTCAAGGCCGACCGAGAAAGAAAGTGCGCCGCGAGTCGTTCCTGCAGGTGCAGTCGAAACATTGGCAACCGAATCCGTCCGAGCCAGAATGCCAAGCATATGGCCACCTGCAGGCTGCAAAACCTCGTTCTCGGTGACAGGATCAATGATGCGGATATGCGGGTAGTAAATGGCCGCACGCGAGGAGTTTTTCGCAAGCGTCTGCCGCTTGTAGTTTACCGCTTGGTTGTTATCCAAGCCCTGCGGAACAGATACCACGCAGAAGCGATCTTTCCGAGTCTCGCAGTAGTCGATCAAATCGCCAGAAACGATGGGATCGGTCTCGAAATCGGGGATGCAAATATTCAGAATCTCTTCGACCCTGTTCAGCGCGTAAAGACCTTTGGCATCCGCCGAAAGCGCAGGTGCCGAAACAACCGAGCGCGTAAGAGCAGAACCATCCGCGCCGCCAGAAAGCGAAAGCGTCGCAGATGCAACAGCAGCCTGCGTGTAGTAGGTGGCGGTCTGCGCAGAAGCAGAGGCAGGGCCACGCGACGGGTTGTCGGTGAAAATCCAAGTCGCAGAAAGCACGCCAGTCGTGTAATTGATCCCGTTGGTCGCCGCATTGGTGTCAAGTTCAAGAGCAACCGCAGTACCAGTGCCAAGATCAACGATGTTGCCATCGCCATCATCGGCAATCAGAACGGTGCCAAGCGCGTAGGCCGAAGTCGCTGCAATCGCAGAGGTCGCCGCGAAAGTAACCGCAGCAGGATTAAACTCTGGCTGCGGAGAGGTTACCGCAGCAAGCGTAATCGTCACAACAAGGTTTCCGCCAACAAGCGAGATACCCGACGAGCCTGCCACAATGTCTGCGGTCGCAATCGTTCCCGTAACCGCGAAAGCGTTGGTCGTGCCGTTGTAGGTGAAGGTCTGGTTTCCAAAGACTGGCGTTGCGCCATCGGGACAGGCAGAGGCAACCAAAACGGTGCCGTTCAAATCCAACCGCGCAGCCGCAATCGTTAACCGACCTGCCGCAACATCCTGCGAAAGATACTGATAGGCAGACGGAAGCGGGAAGGTCAGCACCGTGTCGCCTAAAGAGAGCGCGAAAGTGCTACCAACCACAGGAGTCGAAGAAACAGCCGCGCCCTGAAACGCGAACGATGCCGTCAGCGAGAACGGAGAGACATCATTCGCAAGCGTATAGGCAAACGAGCGAACGGTGCCGTTGTAGGCAGGAGTCTGAACCGAAAGAGCCTCGGCATTGATCGGATCACCGAAGAAATCCGTGGGAGACTCGTTGTTGCCCTCTGCAACCACATTCACATAACCAGAACCTGCGGTCGCATCGTTCAGAACAGACGCAATAAAACTAGGGCTAGACGGATCGGTAAACGAGATCGCGTCGTAACTCTCAAGGGTTGCGCCTGTGGCCGTGTTCACAATCGAAACGATAAAGCGCGTGAACGATGCGGTTGCGATATCCTGAAAATTAGGATCGCCCTGAATCGTAATGCCAATATCGTCACCGCTTGCGCCTGCCCAATCCATCACAAAGGTGAAGGTCTTGTAGGCGTAATCGATGTCAAAGGTCGCAGGAGCATTCAAGGTGCTACCTGCAGGGCCAGTGATCGTAATCTCGCCCGTCTCGTAATCAATCGTACCCGTGGCACCCGAAGTGTTCGCCAACACACCTGCCGTAGCAGTATCGGTCAGATTCGTTGCAAAGCCTGCGCCACCGCCAGTAACCGTGATAACAACCGAGCCTGCGGCAATCGGAGTCTTGACCGTTCCATTTGCGCCAGTGAAGGCTGCAAAAACCGCAGAAAGCGTGCCTGCGTCAGGCGTGAGTGCCTCGGCTGCGATATCCTCTGAAAGATACCCAGAAGCCGTTGTCGCATCGGTGGGAACAACGCGCACCACGCGAAGAAACTGACCACCGTTCGTGAAGAATGCGAAAGCCGAAGTTGCCATCCGCGAAAGCGTATTGAACGAACCAAATCGAGATACATACTCTGGGAATGAAGTCACCAGAATAGGCTCATTGGTCGGCCCAGAAAGGCCACCGCCAATCATCGCGCCAGTCGATGGCGACGCAGATCCGATTGCAGCAGGTGCGCCTGCAACCTCTTCAATGTAAACGCCCGGATAAGTGTAAGAAGGCATAGATTATCTCCCTGAAGATCTAGTCAATTAAGAAGTAAATTTGCGCTTGCGCTTCGTGACAACAGCCGCACCTTCATCTTCAACCTGATCGACAGACGCATCGTCAGCCTCATCCACAGCCTCTTCAACCTCCGCAGGAGCGGCATCAACAACAAGGTCTGCAGCCACAGGAGCCGTAGCCACAGGCTTCTCAAGAGCCTTCACAAACGGCGAATCCTCGCCATTCGCAACAGCCTTGCTGCCCTCAACAATCGAATCCGAGAAAACGCTCGCAGGAGCGACGATCTTTCCCGCAATCGGTTGCGCAGGAACGAAAGACTTGGCGTCCTTTGGCGCACCTGTGCGACGCAGAACGCGACCAAACCGCTTGAACGCAGCCGTACTCTCGACCGTCGAATCCACAAAAATGGTGCTATGGGGCCGAACCGCAATCACCTCGCCGTTTCCAACTGAAACCGCAAGAATCGAATCGCCGCTGTAGTAATACCATGCCATTTTATGCCTTGTTGTTGATTGCCAACTGATTGTGCAGCCGAGTGATCAAACCAAGCCGCGTCATCAACCGAATGTCCATATTCACAACCTGAACTTGGATGTTTTGCATCGAAGTTACAATATTATTCTCTACCGTTTGCGCCTCTAGGTCAAGTTCTCCTCGCACCTCAAACGAAATAGTCCACGAAATGGTTCTATCCGCGATATCTGCGAGTTCTGATGCCGACGAGACCGAGACCTCTCCCGCATCATAAAGTCTCCTATCGTTCAAATCATCATAAACTGCAACACTAAAAAACGGCGGTCTCGTACTTTGCAACATTCTCGTCAAAAGCACGATTCCAACATTCTGCGTGCGCGCGTAAATCTGAACATCATACGATATGTTGAACGGCGTCGGAAGGACGGCACTCACATACGAAGAATACCCAGAAAGCACCTTATTGCCTGCAGCCGTTTGAATGGGCTTTGCGTTAGGAGCAGGGGAGCGTTGAAAGCCGTAAAAAGGCGATCGATCAAACGCAGGGGTTAGATCGTTACGCCGAACAACAACGCATGGGTACTTGAATGGCTGAAAGACATCTTCAGGAGTCGAAAAGAATACAGGAACATACGGCGCAAACGCAGGAATGTTCGTATCCAATCCAGAAACTCGAATCGCGTAAGCCTTTCGGAGGCCGTCCTCGACCTGAATGTCGATAAGTTGCGAGCCAAGAGACTCAACCACACCACGGTCAAAGTCGGAGAGATTTACTCGCCCGATGGCCGTCATTGCAATTGATTGCGCGGAGAGGAATTATTCCTCGTCCTCGTCCTCGTCCTCGTCGTCCATATCATCCTCGTCGTCATCGCAACCCGCGCAATCAGGGTCGCCGCAGTCGCAATCCTCTTCGCCGTCCGACATTTCAGACAACTTGCGGAGCAACTGCGACTCAATGTCGGCAAGGGTAAGGTTCAAACGGTCGATATTCATGGTAACCTCTAGGTTGGGGCCAAAGCCTATATGGTGCAATTATCAGATCAGAAAAGAAGAATCAAGATCAAATCGATCCGACAACTTTGGCCTGAAGCCGAGTGTCGTAATTTGAAAATCCGCCTGCCCCAAGCGTATCGTATTCTGGCAGGTCAAAGACGCGCTCGTTGCCAGTCTCAATATACTGAACGAGCCGCCCCTGCAAGGAATCCATCTCGGCCTTCATGTCCTTCAGGGCAGGCCTCCAATGAGGCTGCGCAGGGCCACCATAACCAAACTCAGCACGAAGAATCGCGTAAGAAATATCATCGACAACATCCACAGAATCCGCACGATCGGTGTCTAACCTGATCTTCGAATTCCGCAATCCAGCCTCAAAAAGTTCCATCTCGATCTTGCGTCGGTTTGCGACAATCCGATCCCGCAAATCTTGCGATTCGCGCTCGGTGATCTGCCTGACGATCGTAGTGGCCTGCGTTTTATCAGGCATCGAAGGAATCATGTACGGAGGCCAAGGCTGATACCGCCCAAGAACCCGAACCCAATCTGGTGATTTCCTGTTCGTGACGAAAAGAAGAGCCGTGTTCCTGCCCTCCATACTCATATTCAACTTGCGTGGCTCGGACTTGTAATAAATCACCACCCCATGCTCGCTGCCCATGCCAGAGAGCAAAACGATCTCCAACTTCTTGGCATACCCCTTGATCTGCGCAAAATCTGGTGCACGACTTTGCACGCCCTGCATGATGATCTTGGCAGCACCAAGCAACAGCAAATCCATCCCGCGCTTCAACCGATCTGGGAACTCCGACGCCATCTCGTTCGCCTGATTAACCGCCTCGCGGGTCATGAACATGACGGGTTGCGTACTCGATGTTCCTGTCGTTTTTGGCCGATGATATTTGAACGATTTAGCCACGCTTCAACTCGAAATCTTCTTTTGTGATGAAGCGGGGTCTTTCACCATCAACGCTGTACTCATTGATCATCGCAATCGAGCGATCCGTAACGCCGATATACGAGCCGTGTTTGCCGACAAAAACAGCCGTCGAAAGTTGACCAGAAACGAAACAGAAGTTCTGCAGGTGTCCGCTCAACGGGCCAACATACTCTGGAAACGCAAGCCCCTTGATCGGGCCTCCGCACTTTCGCTTCTCATGGTGCGCCTTGCATCCGTCCAACTTTCGATCTGCGCCCCACCAGAACTTCTCGCAGTGGGCGCAAACAAACGAAACTCCAGTCGCCATAGCCGCTGATGGATTCATTTTCCTGCAATCTCCAAAATTTCACCCGCAAGGTCGCCAATCTTCTTCGCAAGGGCAAGAATATTTGCCTGCTTATCTCTGGGAAGGCTGCGAACATACTTATCCCGATCAAGCGTGTGAAAATCGGTCGCGGCAAGTTGCACTTTCTGCTCAAAATCTTCGGAATCCAAGCCGTTTGCGGCCTCGATCAATGCAGACAATTTCTGGTTCGGGTTCATGGAAGCATCCTTGCAATCGATTGCGCAAAAGATCAAATGTTGTGATCCTTTTTCAGATCATCAATGCCTCGGTCAATCCGATCCATAACCTGAAGCACGCGAGAAGGCACAAATTCTCCGTCGTCCTCCTCCAAAAGATCGCGTACCTTTTTCGCGGCCCGCTCCAACCCAAGAATCGCCGTCTCGATGTCGGCAAGATAATCGGAAACGCGAGTATCCTTTGCCTCGATAAGATTGCGAAGGCTTTTGTTTGGATTCATCACTACCTCAGTTCTGGCGTAAATTTGCGGTCTGGCGCGAAATGGCTCCGCTTCTTGACCATCAACTTGTAGCCGACAACGCGAACGGTGTCGATAAAATTGCCGCCGCTTCCAGCGTTTACCACATCAAAATATTCGTCCATCAAGAACAAAACATCGCCTTCTTTTGGAACCAAAGCACCAACAATGCGATTCCACTCGTTGTACGAGAAAAAGACCTCAGCGTCGAAATCGACCTCAAGACCTTCGTCTCGTACACTTGGCTGACGATTATCCATCTGCTGATAGGTAATCGCCATGACCAAACTGTACTGCGTAAATGACCAATCTGGCGTTGGCTCATTGTAGAGCGGATCAACATTGGTGCTTTTCGACAGGACATAATAGTCCCCGACCTGACCAAACAGATTGATCCGCTCCTCCTCATAGGAGCGGTAGAGCGTCAATTCAGACGCGCTTCCACCGTAGAGGGGCATCTGTAGTGATTACTTTGCCCAGTCAGGAATCTGGCCGTCCCAACAACGACGATACTTGTCGGCCTGCGCAACATTCTTCCTGCGAGCCTTGCGGCCACAGGGAAGTTTCGTCGCAACAAACTGCAGGCGACCGTCTTTCGTCTTCTGCTTGCGGGCCTTCTTGTTCTCGCCGCTGTAGGCATACGAGCCCATCGGAAGTTGACTTTTTGCACCAAACTCGCCGTCAGCCGAACGATGCAACGGGTTACCTCTGTGGACTCGATCCGCAGGAATGCCGCCATACTCGGCCTTGCGACCGCCAGTGCCGCCCTTGCGCTCCTCAAGACCACGACGACGACCACCGCTGTTGATAAAATCAACGGTCTCGTTGATCATCCACTCAAACTGGTCAAGATCGGACTCCTCGATATGGTCGTACAGCGACTCCATAAAATCAAGGAACTGCTCCGACTTGGTGAAGCGAACATGGGGCGCAACGCGAACAGCGTAACGGCCAACACCGTAGCGGCGATCAACCGTCGAATCGTAGGTCACCTCGCCAGCCCGCAGGCCAGAATCCTGTGCCGCACGATACGCTGCAAGAGCAGCGTTGCGATCATCGAAAAAGACTGCAAACTCGGAATCGGAACGGTTCTGATCTTCAAACATGGTGCTTACTCCCATAATGTCGGTGGCTTCTGCCAAGGAAAGGTGACGGTTCTGGCGCGGGTCAAGGTACGACTTGCGCGAAGGATCGTAGTAAAGAACCGCACCAGTGTGATACCGATACGGCCCATTCAGGTTCTCGCGCTTGGGAAAGTTCACGCGATCCACAGGGAACACCGAGAACCCCGCCGAGCGCATATTCGATTCCACAAGATCGCTATGGCGCGTCGCGGTAGCGGCATTCACGCTATCGAAAGTGCCTGTGATCTTCTGCGTGTAATCCATCAATGCCTGATCGCGGTTGCCGCGAAAATCATCGAGAATGCCCCGCCACTCATCATAGTCAGAGACATTCTCCATCAGATGATTGGTGCTATTGATAAAATCAAACATACTTCGGCTCATGCTGCCTCTCTTATCCTGCGAAGAAATTCGCAGGTGGCCTGATTGTAAGAATCTGTTGGTTCAAGTTATCGCGCAAAAGATCCGCATTTGCAATCAGATCTGAACCGTTTAGAGAAATTGCACCTGTTGCGCTAGGGCCATCTGCATACTTGGATCGAATGTATCCAAGTTTTTCCATGCCTTCGGCCAAAGCGTACTTTCTAATCAACCGATACTCATATGGACGGGTTTTTGCAACATCCATATCGTCAACATAATACACGACAAAAACTTGATTGCCAATGCTTCCGTTCGTGGGATAAATCCGTAACTGTTTTGCCTGCCAGTCCCATTCCCAATCCCGATCCGTCGACAAAACGCGACGAGCCATGTCACGGTAAGAGATCGCCTGAACGATATTGGAATACCCACCGCCAATGCTTCCGACGCCATTGTAGGTGCCGTACATTCCGTATCCGAGCGGATTCAACTCGACACCCGCCCAATCAAACTGATCAAACAGGCCTTGATTCTGAATGTCGAAATAAACCTCTGCGACGCTCAAGCAATCCTCGGCAACATCAAACGCACCGCCGCCAGAATTGATCGTCAAAACTTTATTCTTCAACTGACCGATATACCCCATAAACCACATTTTCGCTTCAAAAATGGCGTCCTCGTAGTGATCCTCGGTCAATTCAACCGCGATCACGCCGCCGCCAAGCGTGCGAAAAATGAAGTCTCGGATATCCGTGTCACTCTGCGCCATCATCTGCCTTGCTTTCGCCGCCCAAGACAGGCTTGAGGGCTTCTTGAATCTTTACGATTTTGGCGTAGATTTCAATATCTTTCACGCCAACCGCTTTGAGCGATTTTAGAGCAGCATCGGAGATCGCAGAGAGAACCCGATCGCGAGCATCATCATCAAGTTCAGAAACGCCCTTCAAACGCTTCTGGATGTCCTTTGGAAGCGCATCCATCGTCACCTTTGCAGCAGCAGTGCGGTCATCCTTTCGGACGGCCTTCTCTGGTGCTGCTTTGGCTGCTTTTTTCTCCGTTATGATATCCTCATCCATCTCGTAATCATCCGATCCGCCATCGACACCATAATCTCCAACCAACGGATGATCTGCATCAAACAGAATAGGAGTGTCAAACTTATCCGCAGGATCATCTGGATCAATCGGCCCAGAATCCTCAATGGGCAAGAAAAGATACAGATCGACATCGTAGATTCGGTCTGCAATTGCCTGAACGCCGCCATTATGTTCAAGATCGTACTCTCGAATTTGAACCGCGCCATAACCAAAAACCTTCACGACCCGTCCGCGAGTAATCGGACTGCCCATCTTGGTTGTTACCGCAACGGAATCACCAGCCTCAAGTTCGTCCCACGGAACCGACATCGATACAGCGTCTTCATGCAACATTCGTCCCTCCGCTCAAAATAAACACCAGATCGTCTTTCGAGAGGCTGCGATACTCTCGGCCAGAATCAAGCCCGCGCTGCACAACAAGAGACCACAGAGCGGCCCTCTTCATGGTGCTGTAATCAGTCGTATTTGCAACAGCATCAACGACATCCTCTGCCTCCTCATCAGCCTCCTCGACCGCCTCTGGCGCAACAGGAGCAGGCGCAACAGGAGCCACCTGAACAGGCGCAGGAGCAGGAGCCGCAACAGGGGCAGGAGCCGCCTTTTGGAACACGCCAGAGAGCGCGTCAGAGAACGCATTTCCAATCGATTCTGATGTCGTGCGCGGAACAAACGGAGCAGGAGTTGGCGCAGGCGCAACAGGCGCAATTGATTGCGCAGCGGCAACGGTGATGGGCGGGAATTCGCAGAGAAGCCCAGACTTTACCCACGAAGTTAAATCTTCAGTTGTATGCGTAATCTGGCCGCATTTCACCATGACCATCTCGCCAGATGCAGCACGACAGGGCCACTCCCGCTTTGGGTTCTTATTATCAACAGGCATATAGCGTCGAATCATCTTTCCAACTCCTGAAATGCGAAATCCGCGAGACACTACCCTTGGTGTAGGGAAATGCTCGCGGATTGTCTAGCCTAAAAGGTCGGGCCTAAACCCTAGTGTCTATTAGACACCACCGATGGAGGGCATACCCGTAACGGTGACCGCGCCGTAGTACTCAGGGCGGAGCATCTTCTTCGCGTAACGAGTCCGCAGACCCTTACGGAAGGTGAAGTCGTCGGGATCAAGGAAGGTGGGCGTGACCTGCAGCGGGATGTACGGTGCGTACACATAACCTGCGTCAAGGAAGTTCGCACCCTTGAGGCCGATAAGAATGTTCGCGCCGCCGTTAGCACCAAGGAACGGGTCTTGGTACACAACATACTTGTTCATGAGCGTGCCAAGACGGTTCACACCGAAGTTGGAGTTCATGGGGCCGTAGGAGGGAGCAACCTGCTGATCATAAGCGCGGTTGACGATCATGAAGTCGCCATGCGTGGTCAACTGAGAGAGCATCGCGCCAACGGCAGGGCTGACAACGATGAAGTTGGCAGGTGCGCGGAGCGAAGCGCGGTGAATCTGCGCCGACACCGACTCGATGATCGTGAGCAGACCACGAATGCTGTCGATTTCAGAGAACTGACCGCCGTTCGCCGTGGTCGGAGTGGCAGGGCCAGCCGTGAACGAGTAAGACGCGCTAAACTGCGCACCAGTGATAAGATCGGTGATGATCTCGCGGTCGAGTTCAAGCGAAATTTCGTTCGCCATGCCTGCGACAAGTTCCGTCTCGGCGTTGAGGCCGTGGAAAGCGCGAAGGTCATCGACAGCCTCAGCCGACCAACGAGCGCGGAGTTTGCGCGTGATGGCGGTGACCGTGGTCAGCGTGATATCAAGGTTGAGATCGGGAATCTCGGCAACCTGATCAGCCGAAGCGTAGTTCGCAGTCGTGATGCCTGCGCCCGGCGCCTTGGTGCCAGAAACGAGTTCCGAGTTGTAGAAATAGGTCGAGTAGATCGGCGTGTCGTAGTCAGGAATCAGGCCCGTCGTATCAAGCGTCCAACCACCAGTCGTGTAATCGATGGTACCAGTGCCGTCACCGACGAGAACGCCCGCACCATTGTCGGTCACGCTCTTGAGAGCCGCGCCGCTCGTCCAGTAAATCGTGGCAAGATAACCCTTGCTCGTATTGAGGGGAGCAACAGGGAGCCACTTGAAGGGAGTGCGGTCGGTCGGGTTGGTGACACCGCTCCAAATGACCTTGACACCGTTGACAAGGGAAGCGGCAACCTTGATCTCGTAGTCAACATACTCAGAAGAATAAAACTTCTGGAAGTTCTGGATCAGGTTGGTACCCGCGACGGTCGTACCCTTCGTGGCACCATACTTGTACTCGTAGGTGAAGATACCACCAACGGCAGAAGTCATCGGCTGAACCGAGACGATCTGATTGGCGATAAGGTTCGGGAATACACGCCGAAGAATCGGGAAAATATACTTGGTGAAGGAGCCAACACCAGTCGAAAGCGTCTCCTCGTTCAGCGAACGAAGATGCCCCATCTGGTTCTCCATAAGCATCGCAAGAACACCGCGATCCCAAGGATTCTCAACGCCCTCCAGAAGTGGACTCCACTTCTGTGCAACGCGCTGGACAAATCCAGCGTCCGCTGCGGTTCCCTGCCCCTGCTCTGCCAAAATCCGTCGTGCTTCCATAATTACCTCGCTCGCTTTACGCCTGATAGTTCAAGCATCTGGTTGGTTGACAAGCCCCCAAGCATTGGGTCTTGAAGGATACTCGATTTCTCTACTGATTCTGTAATCTTTGTGTTGTCGTGCGGCTGTCCGCGACGAAGTTTCTGCTGCATCGCATGAAGATCTTCGTTTACGATCCGTCTATTTCCGCTTTCTTGCACGATTTGATCAATTGCATCTTCGTTATCTACATTCTCAAGCATCTTGCGCAGGCGTGGTGCATTGGCAAGACCAGAAATCTTGCGCGACTTGTATGCGTCAAGCCTCGATTCTTCCGCGATCAAATCGGCATTTTCAGCCTTGTCTCGGAAAGATTCTGCAAGTTCAATAGCCTCGTTCAATTTCCGTTGCAAGGAATTTTTTTCCGCCGAAACAGAAGAAAGTTTAGAATCAAGAGATTCCTTCATGCTTGCAACTTTATTGCTCGATTCCTCGGAGATGCTTGCGATCCGCTCCTCGGCCTCAAGTTCAATCTCGGCAATCCGCTCTTCAGCGTCAGCCTCCACCTGCTCAAGGGAATTGCGGGCCTCGGAAAGATCACGCTCAAGCGCGTCAATCCGATCCATAAGCGACTGAATCTGACCAGTTGTGCGCGATTCCTCGAAAGAACGACGCTCGCTCTCAAAATCATCGTATTCAGAAACAATATCCGAAATGCGACCAGAAAGTTCTGCAGAATCACCATAAGACGAAATATCGCCAATCAGTTTCCGAATGCGATCGGCTTTGGGATGACCGCCAATGCTATGCTCAAGCACCAAGGTGAGGCTTGCGACACGCGCAAACTCCTTCGCCTTTCCAAGCGACTCCCGAATATCCGCAATCTCGGAATCCTTGGAAGACCGAAGCGCAGAAATCTCAATCTCTTTTGCGCGAAGAGCATCGCGCAGAACCAGATCGTCCTGCTTGCCAGAGAAAGAGCCGACCATCTCCGAAATCTTATTCAGAATCGCACGCGCACCCGCAATTTCAGGATCGGATTCAAACTCCTCCCGAATGGTGCTGCCAACGCTCTCACGAACATTGGAAAGCGATTCTGCAAGACGCTGCTCAAAGGCCTCGCGCATCTCCTGCCGAATTCGCGTCTCGCTCTTCGACATTACATCGGCAACAGCAGCCTCTGCGTTGCGACGAGCAGACTCGCGCTCCCGCATCCGAATATCCTCGGCAAGGTGCGGAAACTCGTCCAACAGGCTGTCCTCGTTGAACTCAACCTCGACATCCTCCGCGAAAATCTGCGGGTAAGCAGACTTCATGGCAGGATCGGCAACAAAGTCGAAGGAGCGGAGAGTGAAATCCTCGCCAACGACCTGAGACCCGTCAGGCATCTGCTTGGTGCTGCCAAAGCCTCGGCTAGAAACGCCAACTTCCGCGCCAGCATCTAGAATAGCCTTGAGCGTCTGACCGTTTGGCGTATTTAGGATTTCGGCTTCGCCAATCACCACGCCATTTCTGTCAATCTCCAACTTGGTGATGACATGACTGACACGGCTCAATTTAGTCTTTCCATCCTCTGGGTGGTCAAGTTCACCGAAAGCGCGACGCGATGCCACGCTCTCCTGCAACTTCTTGACCTCGCGCTCATACACGCCGCGAGGGTAGGTGCGCCCATTCTGCGTGGGAACATCGCATCGAGCAAACTCTCCACGCGCAACCATCTTGCCACCTTCGCTCTCTTGAAGCGAAAGTTTGATTGGTCTTGCATCAATTAGTAACTGCTTGCTCATGATTTCTTCCAATCCTTGAATTTGAATGGTGTTCGGTCAATACCGATACCGAGTTCTGCTCGCAACTTGTGTTTCTGGGAAACTTTCCTGCTCGTCTTCTTTCCATCCAAGCGCATCGAAGGAGTGGCCTGATCTAGTCCCGTTATCTCACGGCGACCGCTAGAATAAGCCGTCCTTCGCTTGCGCCTGCTCTCAATCAATCGTTTCCCATCTGGTCGATCTCGGCAAGGCAGCGCGAAATCACCTTGATGGTCGGGCCAAACGCAGCCGAAGGATTCACCGACTCCGTAAGGAGCGAGTTCTCCATCTTCTCGTAGGCCGACTCAAGGACATCACCAACCTCTTCGCCCAGAATCTCTTCGATCAGCGAAAGAACGCGAGCAATGCGCGAAACGGTCTCGCCGTACTCGCCAAACTGATTGGAAACCTGCTCGCCAAGCATCGACTCAAGTTCGACCGCCAGACCGTCCGAAACCGCATCAGCAGCGATCGCCTGAGGGCCACGGCCAAGGCGACCCTTCGCAGCGGCAACAAGGCCAGAGCGACCAATGCCCGTGACGCGAGCAGAAGCCTTCTGCTTCGCCGTAAGTTTGCCTGCAGCCTGCTTGCGAGCCTTGACGCGAACAGCCCTTTTGCCGCCCGCCGAACGACGGTACTTCTTGCTCTTCATCTTCTCGGTCGAAGTGGTGCGCGTGGTGCGGATCATGCGGCGCGAACCTGCGGCACGACGACGAGCAATACGAGCCTCAACGATCGCCTTGACGACCGCCTCAGCAGCCTCGGCAAGGTCGGAATCGTCAGAAGGCAGTTCCTTGTCGGAAAGGCCGCTCAGAAGATCGTCGCAATCGTCCTCGGAAAGCGAATTGAAATCAAGATCGGCAATCCGATTGAACAACTCCATCGTGACAACAGGGCCATCAATGGGATCAAAGCGATCAGAATCTGCGTTGACGGCGGGAACGCTGTAAAGCGACTCCTCAAGACGCTGACTCGACATACGATTGAGATCGCGAGCCGTTCCAGCGAACCCGATCTGGGCAAAATCCTCGTTCAAACTGCGCACAATACGATTGTCATTCATCGGTTACTCTCCTCAATGGTGCTGATCTTTGCGAAACGCCGCATAATTAGCATGGTTTTGACTGACTCGGCCAACCTGTCGTGCAGCATGGCAACTTCGGGAAGATTCTCATTCCGCGAAAGTTCAAGAGCCTTTCGGCCATGATTTACAATAGTATGGCACTCATTTTTCATCGTGTCTATTACTTTTTGTGCATTCCAACCTTTGGCGTTGATGCGGGCAGCAGACATCGAATCTAAATCTACCGATACATTCTGAACAAGTTCAAACAAGATTTCAAGCGATTCGTGAATCTCGGATTCATAATCTTTGATCTTTCTTTCTTGGATGGTCGAATAGCGGGTTTTTGGCACCAATGCCTCGTCCTCGCCAAGCGTCCCATGCACCGCCTTACGGATCTCCTTTCGGTTGGTCTCGTAAAGAGCGGCCCAATATGAAGGCTCCGCTGCGGTCTGCATCACCGCCTTGAATTCTTCTGTAAAGATATAGCGTCCATCTGGCCGAACGAGAGACGCAAGCGCGTGCAATCGATTGCACTCCTCGCCAGACATAATCTGGTCGACGGCCTCGCGCAGCATATCGGAAATATACCGATCGCGGTTTGATTCGCTGACGAACCCCTCGGTGATCCGATTGGAAATCACATCAACGCCGCTTCCGTCAAATTTCAACCCGATGCGACGGATGCAATCCTCGCCTTCGACAACCACGAAAAGGTGGTCTCCATGCGTGGCAAGAACATCCACCTCGCACCCAAAATGGGATTCAACAACGGCCTTCGCATTGGAAATCCCGTTCTCGATGGAACCAACTCGGATTTCCGAAAACTTTTCACCATTGATAAATGGAATCATTGAACCCTTCTCCGACTCGTGGTTCCGCTCGAAGCGTTGGCACGATTTCTGCGCAAAATCTTATGAACATCTTTGATCACTGGCGCGACTTCCTCAAGGAGCGAAACGACAGAATCATTTTGATCGCGTTGATCTCTGCGCATCTTCTCTGCGTCTTTTGCCAGAGCGGAGATGCGCTTGTCAATATTGGCGTACATTTTTGCGAAAGCAACAGACTCCTCCGTGGGAGCCTCCTTCTCTGGTGCAATCTCTGTCTCGACCTCGCCCTCAACGGGAACACCCATCGCCGCTTCCATCTCCATCGCCTGCGCCTGCATATTCAACTGCGCAGCACCAGTTTTCTCCATAACCTTTGTATCGGTATCGGCTTGGAATACGGCGTCATCCCGCATCTCGGTCTGCTTCGCCTTCTGGATGAACAGCGCATCGTCCTTGCTGAACTCAAAGATATGCTCCAAAATCCACTCTTTGGGCATATAGTCCATCAAGGATTGCGCCGTACCTGCCCGCGCATTCATCAATTCCAACTGCGACAACTCGAAAACCGTCGAAGAAGTGGTCATTTTTAGGTCGAAATCGATCTGATCTGGATCGATGTTCAACGCCGCCAAGTGGATGCGGCAAACCTTCTTGTAGCCGTTCCGAACCTCGCGCTGCAACCGCTGAACGGTGCGGGCAAACCGAACATCCTCCTGCGACAACGAGGCTCGGCTCTCTCCGCCATCAAAGCCAAGATACCGACGAGGCACCTTCAACGCAGAGAACAACTTTCCACGAAAGTATTCAAGGTCGTCCGTGGTCTGGTAGTCAGGGCCGCTGATTACCTCGATGCGCGTCGAATCAACACCATTTGCGGTAGGAACCCAAAAGTCCTCGTCAGACGCGAGCGGATTCATCCTGAAATCCAATTTGCCTGTCGACGGATTGAACAACTTCTTCTTCTTGTACGCCTGCTTCACCTGATTCACATACGCAGTCCGCTGCGCAGGAGGCAGGTTGCCTGTATCGACATAAAACGCATAACGAGCAGGAGCGCGGGTCAACTTGTAAATCAACGCGCTGTCCTCGGCCATCACAAGACGGCGAAAGATCCACCGCGCACTGTCAAGGATGCTGTAGCCGTAAGTCGTATGCACGCGCTTGCCTTGCAGCCGCCAATGCACCACCTCATAAGGCTCGAAAAATGTCACGCCCTGCGGCAACTTCTTGTTTTTTATGTCCTCTGCCATCTGCTTTCCATCAAGCAGAAAGCGACCGTCCATCGACTGGATGAGCCCGA